ATACAAATTATATTTGACCAAAATAAAGATTTTTTTAAATGGTATAAAAAGAAATATTTAAATGATAGACAAACTTCTCATACAAGAACTTGAAAAATCAAGTAAAGATAAAGAGGTCGCTGTTTTACTTTCTGGTGGTGTTGATAGTTTATCAGTTGCATTTGCAGCACAAAGACTTGGTAAAACTATAAACGCATATACATTTAAATTAAAAGATGTTGATAACTATGATTCAGATAAAGCAATTGAAGTATCAAAATTATTTAATTGGAATTATAAACTCATAGAAGTGCCAACAGATAATTTAGTTGATGACTTCTTTAAATTATTTAATGAGATTAGGTGTAGAAAAAAAACACATTTTGAATGTTGTTTTCCATTTTTATATGTGTATCCACAAATTGAACAAAAAGAAGTTTTAAGTGGTTGGGCAGCAGATGGTTACTATGGTGTAAGTAAAAAAGCACTAATACACTATACTAAAGATAAACCTGATACAAGATTTAGAGAGTTTAGGTCAAAATACTTTGCTTTTGAAAATAGAGCTGGTTATGTATGGCATAATACAGTTGCAGAAAAACACAATAAGAAGTTTATAACTCCATATTTAACAGATAGTGTTAAAGATTTCTTTTGGAATAAAACTTGGGAAGAACTTAATAAACCATTTCAAAAACACACAGTGGTAAATGCATTTGATGAATTTAAAAAATTTAAATTTAAGAAGCATATAAATTTACAATTAGGTTCTGGTGTAGATAAATTATTTGAATCATTGTTAAAAAATCCAAAAGTTAATCCACTTTTAGCAAATGGTCACAATAGTAATGAAAAGTTTAGATATAAAAATATGGCAGGTGTAGTAAAATATTGGGAAAAAAGAGGTGGTAGAGGGAAAAATTTATATGATCTTAGTTGATTTAAACCAAGTATTGATTTCAAACTTAATGGCTCAAACAAGAGGTAATCTAACCGAGATACCTGATAAAGATATGATACGTCATATGGTGTTAAATTCATTACGTGGATATAATTTAAAGTTTAAAGAAGAATACGGAACACAAGTATTATGTGCCGATGGTGCTAATCCTTGGCGTAGAGATTACTTTCCTTTTTATAAACACGCTAGAAAAAAAGGTAGAGATGAATCAAGTAGAGATTGGAACCAAGTATTTAAAACCATAGGTGAAATTAGAGATGAGATCGCAGAAAACTTTCCTTATATTGTATTACATATAGATAAAGTTGAGGCAGATGATATTATAGGTGTACTAGTAAAAGAATATCACGCAAAAGATAAGATAATGATTATCTCTGGTGATAAAGACTTCATACAGTTACAAAAATATCCAAATGTAAAACAGTATGCACCAATACAAAAGAAGTTTGTAGAAGATGAAGACCCAAAACGATTTTTACACGAACAGATTATTAAGGGTGATCGATCAGATGGTGTACCAAACATACTAAGTCCAGATGATGTATTTACAACAGGCGAGAAACAAAGACCTATAAATAAAAAGAGATTAGAGGAATGGGCGAATATAGAAAACATACCTCTAGGTTCAGAAACTAAAAAGTATTATGAACGAAATAAGAAATTGATCGACTTGGAAGAGATTCCTGGTCTTATATATAATGATATACTAAGTAAGTATATAACCTATACTGTACCAAACAGATCGCTACTGTTAACGTACTTTATAGAGAATAAACTGAAATCATTGATTGAAAATATAAATGATTTTTGATAACATGCATGGAGATATAAAATGGCAAATACAAATCCTCACTTAATACCAAAGAAAAATATGGAAGCTATTGCTAGTACAAGAGGTAGTGGTAGACCATTAGTGAGTGAAATCTTTACAAAAATAAACAACGCTAAAGACAAACCTAAAAAGATAGAAGTTTTAAAACAGTACGATAGTGCTGCTATAAGACAACTACTTAAAGGTGCATTTGATCCTAATATTGAATGGGATTTACCACCAGGAGTACCACCGTTTATGGAAAACGATGCTCCAATTGGTACAGAACATACTTCATTAGAGAACGAAGCAAAACGTCTATGGCACTTTGTAAAAGGTGCAGATCCTAAATTAAACAAGTTAAGAAAAGAAACTTTGTTTATACAAATATTAGAGGGTCTTCATAAAGATGAAGCGCAAGTTTTAATAGATGTAAAGAATAAATCACTTAATAAAACATACAAAGGATTAACCGCTGATATGGTTAAAGAAGCCTTTGGATGGAACGATAATTTCGTTAAACCATAACGAATCATAGAATAAAGGGTGTGACAAATAAATGTTCACCCTTTGTTCTTCAATAAGTCCCTAATTTTACTACCTTTTTTAATCAAATTATTGGTTGACAAACCACTTTTTTTAGTGTATTATATAAATATAACTAAAGAGAGGATATATTATGAGATATTTGATTACATTAATAACCCTACTAGGTACGCTATTTGCGTTTTTGATGTGGGGTTTCAACACTGCAAATGCGGGTGAACAATATAATAAGGCTGTTCTTGGTCACGTTATACAATCAAAAGTAAACGGTACCAATGTTGATGCAAGTAAATTGATGGAGAGTGAGATGCAAAAACTTGCTCATCAATTCGCTATACAATCAATTACTATATTACAAGCCTATTTACCTGCAATACTAGACGGTATTGCCGCTGATCTTAGATTAAAAGCGGACAAAGAGTATAAGTGTAAGTTATTAGAGAATACAAAAATAAAAGACGACTGTAAGTAAATTATGGAATATCCAGTAATGGAAATTTTATGGTATGATTATGCATTCGCTTTAATTGTTTTAGGAATTATATTATATTTTAAAAAATAAAAGGAGTTAAAATGTCAGATAAAAAATTAAAAGTTAGAAAACTTTTAAAGAGAGAACTATCTGTTAAGTCCGATTATACGACTACCTATAAAGATATTAAAAAATATTTTAAAATGATAAATGAAGCAGTATTTGATAATAAACTATCACCATTCAATGAAATCATAATCAAACAGATTAGAGATAAGAAAAAGTATTGTTACGGTTTAGTTGAGATATTGGAGTGGAAAAGAAAAGGTACGAGAGTATATAGACTTCAGATGCAACCTCAATATAAATCAAAAAAAGATTTTGTGGACACATTAGGACACGAAATGGTACACCTATATCAAATGGCAAATCTAGGCGATACAGGTAATCACAACAAACTATTTTATAGTTTCGGACCGAAACTTAATGAAATAGGACTACAATTATAAACAACAAAGGTATACATTATGAACAAAGTGAGAAAGAAAAGTAAAGAACTAGACCACTATCTTAAAGCAGAGATAGGTGAGGCAATTATACAATTAACTGAACTAACAAAACCATCTAATTTACCTGGAACACAAAAGATGTATTATACAGGTAATTGGGCGAAAGACATTTACGACAATTATACTGAAAAACAAGCAGAACACATTTTTTCTAAAGTAGAAAAGTTAAAAAGTGAATTAACATTTTTTCAAGTAAAGATACCATCGTTTAAAGATGCTGATGGAGAGGTATGGTCAGGATATGAGTATTACGCTCAAAAAATTTAGTAAAGTAAAAATTATAATTAGTATAATAGTTTTTCATTTTATACTATTTACAATTGGTACTTTCTTTCCTAATCCCTACACAAAACACTTAATTAAAAAAGATATAGAAGCTTATTATACTAAGTGGGCAAATGATTTAGGTTTACAAGAACCTGCTTTTGATTATAACAATGATGTACAATTTGTGCAGGCGGTTCGTAAATGTGTGGATTGGATAAACTTTGAAACACCAAGAACTGAAAGAGTGCCAATGGAAATGATTGTTGCTCAAGCGGCATTAGAGTCAGGTTGGGGTACAAGTCGTTTTGCTAAAGAAGGTAATAATCTATTTGGTATAAGAACTTATGATAAAGATGTACCACATATGTTATTAGAAGGTCGTACAAAGTGGAAAGGTTGGGGTGTTAGAAAGTTTAATACGAAATGTCAAAGTGTACAATTTTTTGTAGAACTATTAAATAATCACCCAGCATATGAAAAATTTAGAGAAGTAAGAACTAAGATGTTAGTTTTAGGACAACAACTTGACGCCAAAGTTTTAATTAAAACATTAAAGGCTTATTCAACCACAAAAGATTATGCTCAAAGAGTGAACTATATAGTGGATAGTATAAGAGAACAGGAAGAAAAAGTTGCTGAGATAAAAATTAATGTAAAAGAAGATTCAAAATCACTAACAACAGTACCAAAAGAAAAATCAAATGATTTAAGAAAATGAAAATAAGATATTATCAAAAATTAGACAAAGGTCGATGGGTAGGTTTCATATTAGCAATGTTAAGTGTTTACATCTTATCAAGTGCCAATATATCTACTCAATGGGTAGGTTGGACATTAAGTTGTATATCTTGTAGTCTTTGGATTTATTTTGGATTA